AAGTCGAAGTTCCTTGCTCGTATTAACACCGAAAGAGATGAAGTTGCTTCAAGGAGTATTGCAATTAAACTTCCAAGGATGGGATTTGAGATTACTTCGATCTCCTACGATACGACCGCAAAACTCAATCGTATGAACAAAAGATTGTTTCCGGTTGATGGAAACAGTGTCAAAAAGAATACGGTAATGCAAAGTGTTCCCTATAAGTTGGGAATACAATTAAACATTTTAGCAACAAACCAAGACGACGCTCTACAGATCTTTGAACAGATTCTTCCCTCTTTTACACCCGAGTATACTGTTGCGATAAAGAATATGGAGGGGCCCGATACGTCAACTGACGTACCAATCGTTCTCAACGGTGTTTCTTTTTCAGATGAGTATGAAGGATCCTTCGAGACTCGAAGAACTCTAGTCTATACACTTGACTTTGAGATGCGTGTTCGATTTGCCGGAACAACATCCGAAGGTAAGATTATTCGCATCGTCGATACTTACTACTATAGTAAACTATTAAATTCTGATGATAGTCCAACAATTAAGACTTCTAATCCAGTTGGTGAAGAAAATGTAAGAATTGCGGCTGTCAATGATAATTCTCCATTTGACGCAGATATAACAACAACGTTTGGTTTTGATTATGCCTCCCCGTGATAAAAATGACATTGTTGCTGCTTTAGAAAAAAATCTTCCGGTCACTACCAAGGTCGTTCCTCAAAAGATCAAATCTAATGTTGATCAGGGGGAAATCAACAATGATACAGAGACCGATGTAGAGTATTCTCGGCAAAAGATGAAGGAGCTGATTGATATGAGTTCCGAAGCAATTCAAAATATGATGGCACTTGCCTCTGAAACCGAACATCCTAGAGCCTTTGAAGTTCTTTCAACTATGATCAAACAGGCATCTGAAATGTCACAGGATCTCGTAAAACTTCAAAAGACGCGAAAGGACATCACTCAATCCAAAGAAGAATCAAACGGAAAAACCACAAATAATGCAATCTTTGTAGGCTCAACGAATGAGTTACAAAAGTTTTTGAAGAATCGTGATACTGATGAATGAAGTAGGCGGATACCTTGGTAACGCTTTAGTTAAGAGAGACGGACTTCCACAAGATTATACTCAAGAGCAAGTCGATGAGTATATCAAGTGTATGAATGATCCGATCTACTTTGCGGAAAACTATGTAAAGATCATTACATTGGATAGTGGACTGCAACCCTTCAAACCTTATCCTTATCAAAGGGAGATGTTTGAACAGTTCAACGAGAATCGATTCAATCTTGTTCTGGCCTGTCGTCAATCCGGTAAGTCGATCTCTTGTGTGGTTTACATTCTCTGGTATGCGATCTTTAACTCCGAAAAGACCATTGCGATTCTAGCGAATAAAGGATCTACTGCTCGTGAAATGTTATCGCGTGTTACTCTCGCACTGGAGAATCTTCCATTTTTTCTTCAGCCTGGATGTAAAGAATTAAACAAAGGATCGTTACAATTCTCGAACAACTCTCGTATCATCGCTTCAGCAACATCTGGTAGTTCGATTCGTGGTCTCTCGGTCAATCTTCTTTTTCTTGACGAGTTCGCGTTCGTCGAAAATGCAAATACTTTTTACACTTCGACCTATCCGGTTATCTCATCTGGTAAGGAAAGTAAGGTCATTATCACCTCAACTCAGAACGGAACCGGCACACTCTTCTATCGATTACTTGAAGGTGCGATGCAGGGAAGAAACGAATTTAAAGCCTTTCGAGTAGACTGGTGGGATGTACCAGGCCGTGATGAGAAGTGGAAAAAACAAACCATCGCCAATACGAGCGAAGAACAGTTTCGACAGGAGTATGGTAACGAAGCAATTGGATCTTCGAATACTCTCATATCTGCAAATGCTCTTCTTGGGTTGAAGAAGGAGAATCCTGAACAGATCTATCAGGAAACAAAAATTTATCGCAAGGTCGTAGAAGGTCATCATTATCTGATGATGGTAGATGTTTCAAAGGGAAGAGGACAAGACTACTCAACATTCAATGTCATTGATATTACCAACGGAAAGTTCGAACAGGTTGCGACTTATCGAGACAACAAGATTTCTCCTTTGATCTTTCCGGACATTATTGTTAAAATCGCAAAGATGTACAATCAGGCAATGATTCTGATTGAGAATAATGATGCTGGTCAAGTTGTATGTAATACGGTGTATTATGAATACGAGTATGAGAATACCTTTTTAGAATCATCGGTCAAACGAGGTGGTATCGGAGTCACAATGACAAAGAGAGTCAAGAGAATTGGATGTTCTAATTTAAAAGACTTAATCGAACTTGACAAACTTCAGATTCACGATGGTGAAACTATTCGAGAACTCGCGGCATTTGAAGTCAAAGGATCCAGTTTCTCAGCTGCACAGGGAAATCACGACGATCTTGTGATGAACCTTGTTCTCTTTGCGTGGTTCGTCTCATCGGATGCGTTTGGAGATATCAGCGATATTAATTTAAAAGAGGTTTTGTTTAACCAAAAGATGCAGGAGATCGAAGATGATATTCCTCCTTTTGGTGTGATTGATGACGGAACTTCTTATGGAAACTCTGCACATGATCGAATAGTGGAGGCGCAGAAGGCTTGGAAGTCTCTGTAAATTTCATTATCTATAAATAGTATCATTGAAAAACACCTTATTATGCTTAACACTTATCATTCAATTAAAATAACTGAAAGGAAAAACGCATGGGATTTTTAGTATCACCTGGCGTCGATGTCAACGAGGTTGACTTGACAAACGTGATCCCGGCAGTATCAACTTCGATAGGCGGTATCGTCGGTCACTTTAAGTGGGGCCCCGTTGAAGAAGTTGTTAGTGTTGGATCCGAAAAAGAGTTGGTTGCCAATTTTGGCGAACCAGACAACAATACATACGGTCAGTGGTTTCAAGCTGCGGCCTTTTTACAATACGGAAACGCATTAAACGTTTATAGATATAATTCTAGTGGATTTAATGCAACAAACACTACGGGCAGTCCGGAAAGCACTCTTCGAATCAAAAACGCTGATGATTATTTAATATCAGGTAAAGTGGTTGATGAGTCTCCAGATGCTAATGACACATACTTCATTGCTAAGTATCCTGGCGCTCTCGGCAACTCAATTAAGGTTTGTGTTATCACTAGTGATAACTATGCTGAAGATAGTCCATCGGTTGGGGGAAATGCAAATACGACTGCCGTTAATGCAGTCAATGCAGCTCCTGATGCTGGTGAAATTCACATCGTCATTCTTGACGAGGGTGGTGACTTCAGCGGCATAGCAGACACCAATGGTGATGGCACCGCAGATACCACTACAGTTCTCGAAGTATTCACAGACCTTACTGTAACTCGTACCGGAAATTATAAAAGAGATGATGGAACATCTCGTTACTATGTTGATGTTCTTCAAACTCAATCTCAGTATATTTGGGCTGGTGGAGACATTATTAGCGCAACAAATAGTGATTCTCCTGCCGACGATTATAATTTCCGTCTGGATGGTGGTTCCGATGGTACAGCACCAACTACTGCCGATATAGCGTCTGTTTCGAACAGTCTTTATGATACCGCTTTTGGTGATTCCGCAACTTTGGATGTCAACATCTTGATTGCACCCACAGGAGCTGATACATCAGCTGTTGGATATGCTGCAGCAAATTCTGTAATAGCCGTTGCTGCTACTCGTAAAGATTGTGTTGCAGTTGCTTCACCTCCAACTACGGGTACAAGTGGAACAGCACAACAGGCACTTGCTTCGACCGCCGTAACAAACGCGAAGACATGGGCAGATGGAGTTAGTTCGAATTCTTCTTATGGAATTCTTTCATCCACCGCAGTGTACGTTTACGACAAGTACAACGATGTCAATCGTTGGATTGGTTCAGCTGGTCACGTTGCAGGTCTTCTTGCAAATGTTGATGATGTCGCAGAACCTTGGTTCTCGCCTGCTGGATACAATCGTGGTTCCTTACGTGGAGTTGTGAAACTTGGTTACAACCCAACTGAATCTCAACGTGATACACTCTATAAGGCTCGTGTTAATCCTCTTGTATCTTTCCCCGGCCAAGGAACACTCCTTTTCGGTGATAAGACTGCACAGAGTAAACCAAGTGCCTTTGATCGTATCAACGTTCGTCGTTTGTTTATCGTATTAGAAAAAGCAATCTCTACTGCTTCCAAATATCAGTTATTTGAATTGAATGACGAGTTCACACGAGCAATGTTCCGCAACATGACAGAACCTTTCCTACGGGATGTCAAGGGTCGTCGTGGTATTACGGACTTCCTCGTTGTTTGTGACGAAACAAACAATACCGGAGAAGTGATTGACACGAATCGTTTCGTGGCTGATATTTACATCAAGCCCGCACGTTCGATCAACTTCATCACACTTAACTTTATCGCCACTCGTACTGGTGTGGAGTTTTCTGAAATTGCTGGACAACAGTAATATAAATAGTTAAAAGAAAGGAAAACTATCATGGCACTAGGAGTAGACGATTTTAAATCAAAACTTATTGGAGGAGGCGCTCGCCCCAACCTGTTCAAGGCAACTGTAAACTTTCCGGCATATGCTGGAGGAGACAGTGAATTGACACAGTTCTTGGTCAAGGGAGCTCAGTTACCTGCCAGCGTTATCGCACAAATCGACGTACCTTTTCGAGGTCGTCAGTTAAAGATTGCCGGAGATCGCACGTTTGAAAACTGGACAATTACGGTTCTTAATGACGCCGTAATGAGTGTTCGGAATTCGTTTGAACGTTGGATGAACGGCATGAACGAGCATAACGCTAATCTTGGTCTGGTAAACCCAACAGACTATCAAGCAGATATGCTCATCGAGCAACTTGATAAGTCCGAAAACGTAACGAAACGATATCAAATTCGTGGAGCATTTCCAGTAAATGTTGCCGCAATTGATTTGAGTTACGATACGAATGATGCGATTGAAGAGTTCACAGTTGAACTTGCGTATCAGTATTGGGAATCAATTGGTGGCAATTGGGCCACTACCTCTTAATTAGATATTAATTCAAACCTATTCGCCCCGTGAGTCTATCCTTGCGGGGCGAATAAATACATTTATGGAAATATTTGGCTACGATATAAGTAAGAAAGTTACCCCGAAAGTAAAGAAAGAAATTGTTTCACCGATTCCAAAACCGAGTGAAGACGGTTCTTCGACGACAACGGTTTTTTCGGGTGGTCTTTACGGTCAGTATATCGATCTAGGAGATTCGGCAACAGGATCTGATCACGATCTTATCTTGAAGTATCGTGAAGTTGCAACACAACCCGAAGCAGATACGGCGATTACAGATATCGTTGATGGTGCTATTGCATCGGGAGATAAATCAGCACCAGTCAATATCTCACTTGATGATCTGGATCAACCGGACAATATCAAGAAATTGGTATATTGATGGCCGAGTCTATTTTCAGATCATTGTTGATAGAGAGAATCCAAAGCGTGGAATCGTAGAACTTCGTTACATTGATCCAACAAAGATCAGTAAGGTAAAGGAAGTTAAGAAGGTACGAGACGCCAAGACCGAAGTCGAGTATGAGAAGGTAGTATCGGAATACTACCTCTACTCCGAAGGTATGTTGTCAAATAGCGACATGAAGACTGGCGGAGGAATCAAGTTGGAAAAGGATTCGGTCATTGCAGTCAACTCCGGTCTCTTTGATCCATCTCGTACTAAGTCAATCGGTTATCTCCACAAAGCAATCAAACTGATCAATCAGTTGCGATTCATGGAAGATTCTCTGGTTGTCTATCGTGTTTCACGAGCTCCTGAAAGACGTATCTTCTACATCGACGTAGGTAACTTACCAAAGGGTAAG